AGCAATCACAAGCTCATTTTTCCAGAAAGAAAACAGACATGCAACTAATAGAAATATTTTTCCAGGCACCTAAGTGCATACAGGGCAGTCGGGAAGGCCGGGAATCTCTGCGTTAACCTGTGCGAATCTTATCAGGATTGCCTGAAGGGGGTCGAGAGCAGAGCCGTACACTGGATTCGTCCGCGACACCATGACGGACATGATGGCGGTTCCAAAGTTTGTAAGTATCTTTTTGACTTCAGCGCAGTTTGTAGCCGGGAGAAGATCAGTGTAAAACGCATCCCTAAGGGCGACGACCTTTACACGGGCTTCCACTGAAATAGCAGAGTCCCTCTTCTCCAAGATTCTTAATACGTCACCGGTGAGAGACATCAATTGGTGGGTTGCTTGCGTATAGTTCACTGTGGCACACTTAAGTTTACCACCGGATGGACCTGGCACGCTGAGTATTGGGGGTTTCCTAGGTGCGTTTGCCATGGTTGGAATGTTTAATTGTCTCGATCACTGAGCTGTGATTGCT